GCTCTCATGGATGAGACCGCAAATGTCACCAAGGACTTGTTCCCTGAGTTGGCGGATACAGATAAAAACCGTTTGAACCCTGATAGTCCTTTAGACAGCTCCAACGCCTAAAGGATCGGCTGAAAGGATTCCAGCGGGTTGATGACCTGCTCTATCCAGACACCGAGTGGTTCTACTTTAAGTTTGCCGACAGATTTAGCTGGACACCCGAGCAGGTAGATAACCTGCCTGCCGGGAGAGCTGATTGGTTGTTAGCTATTGCTGATACCATCGAAGAAGTCAAAATCGAGCAGATGGAGAAGCGATGAGCGACAACCGCAACGAAGTATTTGCGGCGCTTAATGCTTGGCAAAACCGCATGGACAAAGCGGCTCAATTAGCAACCCGCGCGATCACCACAGAGCTATGGACGCAGGCGCGCAAGAATGCTCACGAGACCACTAACCCGCCGCGAACATTGAACGGCCGACTTCGCTATAACCCGCACATCGGGCCTCGCGCCGGAGAAGGCCCTAACTATGCAACGGGCAACTTGTATCGAAACATCATTGCTGCCCCACCGCTTCGGCGTGGTTTTGCAACTTATGTGGCGAGCGTTGATTCAGGCGCTGACTATGCGCGAGCAGTAGAACTCGGCTCATCAAAGTGGACAAGTGGGGTAAAATACCCATATATGTATCCAGCTCGTGATGAACTTATCAACTCTGGTAAGGCCTCACAAATCGTTTATGGATACCTCACAGCAGCGATGGGAGCTTAAATGGCAGGTGAAGTCCCACCGTTAAATGTAGAGATTCTTGTTCAGCTTGCCAATCTAACCTCAGCTGTCACGCAAGCGACAGAAGGCATGAACAAGATTGGCGATGCTGCCAAGGCGCAAGAGAGCAAGTTTTCTTCATTAAAGACGGTCATGGGCGGCGTATTCGCTGGCAACCTTATGACTGAAGGCGTAATGGTCTTGCAAAAAGGCCTAGAAGATGCTGTTCAAGCCATCAAGGATACGCAAGTAGCAACAGAGCGCTTATCTACTGCGCTTAATAATTCCAAGCAAAACACAGCCGCTAACCGCGAAGAAATCCAGAAAACATCGGACAAGATGTCCACACTTGGTTTCTCTACCGCGCAAACAGAGTCGGCCTATGGCACTTTAATCACAGCAACAGGATCCGCAACAGAGTCCACAAAGCTGATGAGCATGGCTGCCGACCTTGCGCGATACAAGCACGAGGATTTGGCAACCGCTGCAGCTACCTTGGCCCGAGGAACAACGGGCTCAGCTAAAGCGTTCCGCGAGCTGGGCATCACGCTTGATACATCTCTGCCTAAAAATCAGGCAATCGCCAAGGCGTTCGATGAGTTAAATGGAAAAATCGGCGGGCAGGCTGTCGGATATACGCACACATTTGCCGGCGAGATGGAAGTCTTAAAGGCTAAGTTTGATGACATAGCAGTCAAGGTCGGCGCTGTTGTTATGCCAATCCTGACAAAATTCTTGGAGATTATTACCAAGTTTATTATTCCGGCCATCACGGACATCATCAAATACATGACCTACTGGGAGCGCCAGCTCATCAGCTTGTGGAATACGCACGAGGGATTCCGCAAAGTAGTCGTTGATGTTCTCAAAGTTGTTGTTGAAGGATTTGGCTACCTTCTCGGAGCGGTTGCAAAAGTTATTGACACCGTGGCAAAGATTCCTGTCCTCGGCGCTCCTTTTAAGGCAATGGGCAAAAGCGTTGATGAAGCAGCTGTATCTGTCGGCAAGTTTGGCCAAGGGTTAGATGACCTTGCCAACAAAAAGATTTCTATTGGTGGCAAGTCTTTAGCGGATCAGCTCTCAACGGCTGGGGTTTCGAGCGCTGGCGGAGATACAGGAGTTGCCGGTCAAGTAGCTGGCGGAGATGTTAGCAAAGCCGCAGTAGCCGCAGCCAAGAAATCTGCCGCTGCCGTTATTGCTGAAATAAAGAAACAAACCACAGAGTTGATGAACGAGCAAAAGCAAGTCAAGTCTATCTACGACCAAATGAATGTGGACTTGCGCGATTATCAGACACAATACGAAAAGTTGGTTCAGACTCACAACGATGCAATAGCCAAGGCAAACCTGACTTTTAATCAGGCACAGGCTGCAGCACAACAGACTTTAGATCAGGCCAACCTCGCGGCAGCTGCGGCGAACAATGACGCTATCGCCAAACTGCAACAAGATGCCGCAGACAAGCAACTGGCCATTGTTCAGCAATCAGAGGCCCTGCTCACCAATGAATTTGCAAATGTCACGAAGATAGACCTTGGCAAGTCATTTTTCAGCTCGGGAACAACTAGCGGCCTCATTGACTCATTTCAGAGCCAGCTAAACGCCATGAAAACCCTTGCCACCGATGCTTCCAAGCTCGCCGGCCTAGGATATTCGCAGAACTTCATTCAGCAAGTTGTCGCACAAGGCCCACTCATGGGTGACCAAATGGCCCAGACTCTTATCAACGCTCAGCCCGGAACAACAGAGCAGATTCAGAACCTATTTGCACAGGTGCAGGATGCTTCGACAACAGGCTTGAACGGTCTCGCGGATCAGATGAATCAGGGCGGCAATCTGGCAACTCAGGCTCTTATTGACCAATACAACAAAGTCACTACAGACCTTAACGCTTCGATGGCAACCCAAGCCGATGCTTTCAACGATGTTCTTGCTAAAAACAAACTGGCTTACAACGACTCCGTGGCCAAGGCTCAGCAAACCCTGCAGGATTCGCTCGCAGCATCGCAACAGGCTTTTGACCAAGCAGCCACGGCGCTTCATGACTCCACCATTACGAAGCTAAACGATTTGCAGACCAAGCTTGAAGCGGTTGCAGCTTCCATGGCCGCGGTCAATGGCACGGGCGTTTCGATGAGCAGCATGGCGCTCGCTGGCTCTGTTGCAACGCCTTATCTTTCAGGATCGGCGGCCTTGCCAACGACCGCATCAAGCGGACCTGCGGTTGCTTACACGCAGAACAACTACATCTCGACCCCTGTTTCAGCGAGTGACATCGCATCGGCTACCTATGGCGCTCTCACCTATGGAGTGGCTCAGGGAATCGCCTCAAAACTTAATGCAGGGAAGGCTTACTAATGGCTACCGTTACCTCGCTTAATTACTATTCCTTCGCCTTTAACGGTTTCGTATTCGGCGGAGCTAACTCGCCTTATCAAATCCTCTCTGTTGATGGGCTTGAATCGCTGCCCAATATCCGCAATCAGGATGACAACAGAGGCTATGCAGACGGTATGTTCACGGGCAACGATTTTCTTTCAGGCCGCACGGTGACCATCACCATCAACACCTTCGCAAGCACTGGCTATTCAGCTCAGGCTAACTTCAACTTATTACAGGCCGCACTCTTGCCTCAGACCAGCGGCACGACCCCGCTTCAATTCCAGCTCTCTGCCGCCGGCGGTTTGCAACGCCTGAATGCTCGCGTTCGCACAAACAAGACCGTTGTTGATCCAAATTACACCTACGGCTACATTACTTCGCAATACACATTCTTTTGCGCCGACCCTCGTTATTACGATGACACGCTACAGACTGCAACCCTCGCCGTTGGTAACCCTCTGGGCCGTCAATATAACCGCACCTACAACCTCTCCTATGGCGGCGGCTCCTCGACCCTTACAACGACCGTCAATAACGCAGGATGGGCAACCACATACCCTGTCATAACCCTCAACGGCCCTATCACCAACCCGACCCTTGGTAATAACACGCAAGGCACTTACATTACGATTCAAGGAACTTACGCAAACACCGACACCATCGTCATTGACTTAGATCAGAAACTCATCACCCTCAACGGAAGCCCTGCCCGCAATTTGATTAACGGCGGCTCAAACTGGTTCTCTGCTCCACCGGGTAATAACTCTTTCTTCCTATCTGGAACAGGTACACTTATCGGCACTACGGCTGCGACCATTACTTGGCGCAACGCGTACATCTAAGGAGAAGCAATGGCATTACGCACACCCCCAAGTTGGCTGCAAAACGGAAGCCATCCTGCGGAAAACGACCGCCTAACTACCCAGACAATCTGGAAAACCTCTGGAATCATTAACGCCACTGACTTAGCCGTTACTCAAAACTCTCCTGCCCGTATGTCCGTTCTTGTCGCTTCTGGCTGGGCTGCAATCGTTGGAACAACGCAGTCCAACATGGGCACATACATGGCCTATAACGATGCCACGACAACTCTCACCGTTTCCACGGCTAACCCATCGAACCCACGCATTGACATCGTGGTTGTGACCGTCAATGATGCTTACTACACGGGATCGCTGAACAATGTTACTTTTCAGGTAATCGCGGGAACCCCTGCCGCTTCTCCCGTAGCTCCTTCGACTCCCGCTAACTCGCTTCTCCTAGCGACTATCGCAGTAGGTGCGGGTGTTACTTCTATCGTTACCGCGAATATCACCGATAACCGCGTTAAATCTACTTCGCCTATCTCGTACTCGGGTATGAGCATTAACGCGCAGACGGGTACGACCTACACCCCTATTCTCGGAGATAACGGAAACTTCGTTACTCTTACTAACGCCTCGGCTATTACCGTAACTATTCCGCCTAACTCCTCGGTCGCTTTTCCAGTAGGTACTCAACTTAACTTTAGCCAGAACGGAGCGGGGCAGGTTACCTTCTCGCAAGGATCGGGCGTAACTATTACCTCAACAGGCGGAACGGCTTCTGCGCCTAAGACTCGCGTGCAATATAGCGCGGCAACGGCTATCCAAACGACCGCGAATAACTGGTTAATCGTAGGTGACCTTGCGTGATAATTCCGGGCATTCTTGCCTCTGGAATATCGGGGCATTTGGGCGGTAACTACACTTCGCTCCAAACCGTAACCGTTGGTTCGGGTGGGGCAAGCGCAATTAACTTTTCTTCTATCCCAAGCACTTATACTCATTTGCAGATTCGTTATATTGTTAAAGGTTCTGGTTCGACAGGCATAGGTGGCGCGCCATGGAGATTTAACAGCGATTCTGGAACAAACTATACTTGGCACTATTTAGTTGGAGACGGTTCTAGTGCCGCGGCTGGTGGTAATGGAACCGGACTTACATCAGGTAACTGGGGCGAAACTTATGTTGATGGAACAGTAGGCGGTATTTACACCGTTGGAATTATGGATATTTTAGATTACGCAAGCACAAACGCAAGCACAAATAAAAATAAAACTATCCGTCACTTTTTTGGCGAAGATATGAACGGTTCGGGTAAGGTTGAGTTTTTTAGCGGCTCTTGGTTAAATTCTTCTACTGCCGTAAATGCTATCAACTTTACTATAAACGGCGGTAGCACAACGATTACTCAGTATTCTCAATTTGCACTTTACGGGGTGAAATAATATGGCTAGCGCACCAACATATACACCGATTGCAACGCAGACCGTTAGCGGTTCATCAACTAATGCCGTTACTTTTAGTTCAATTCCTAGCACATACACTGATTTGATTATTTCCGTTAATGCTGGTTCATCATTTAGTTCTAGCGCAGATGCTTACCAATTATCTTTCAATGGTGCTTCTACTGGATTATCAGTTACCAGATTGTATGGCAACGGTTCATCAGCATCTAGCGATAGATATTCAACGCCTTATGCTGGCTGGTTAAGCACAACGGTTGGCGGCTCTGACACGATTCATATTATGAATTACGCCAACACTACAACATACAAAACTGCAATTACTCAAAGTTCTAGTGCAGGTTCTTATGCTATTGCTGGCGCAACAGTTGTTTTGTGGCAAAGCACTGCTGCTATCAACTTAGTAAAAATTTCTGATACTTCTGGTAATTTTTTATCTGGTAGCACTTTTACTATCTACGGTGTATTGGCGGCATAAATGGCAACTTCAACATATAACCTCATCGCAAACCAAGTAGTCGGTTCTGGTGGAGCATCTTCGGTTGTTTTCTCGTCAATTCCAACAACCTATACAGATTTGCTAATTAAATGTTCGACTCGCACCACTTATACGGGTGGTTCTTCTGGACTTTATATTGTTTTTAATAGCATTAACACGGGATATTCCGATATTGTTGTTTACGGCAATGGCTCTACTGTTTCAAGTTATAAAGACACAAATCAAGCAATAGTAAACGCAGGCGCCTCGCAAAATTCTGCATCAACAGCCAACACATTTGCATCTACGGATATTTATATTCCTAATTATCTGTCAAGCAATTATAAATCGCTAAGCGGCGAAACGAGTGTAGAAAATAACGCTGCCTATACGGGAACATATATTTTTTTTAATGCTGGCGTAATGGCTAACACGGCGGC